TCTATCATGTAGCCCTACTTTCCATACCACAATTTGTGGCATAGCAATAGTGTGACATGTGTGTACGACTTTGTGGATTATTTAGGGCGTAGTTTGTATAACGATTAGGTAACGATGTTACCCGTAATACCGCCCTAGAGCTGTAAATGAGCCATCCTTATTGATCGGCACTAACGTAGGTGTTAGCGTCTTTCCTACGGCTTCTAGTATAGCAATACCCATCTGCCAATTCGCGCTTCCATAGCGGATATAAGAGGCTTTTTTTCTATCCATAAGATTACCTACCTCAACCCCATATAAGGGTCTGTAATGGCTTCCTATGGCTTCTGTATAGGCACTCATGCCCAGTCTATGGCTATGTCCTGCTATGACCGATTTGCCCCATTTTTTAGCAAGGTTAAGAGCTGTAATACCTGCATGCTGACTCATACTGCCCTCATCGCCATGAGCTAATACCCAGCCAGGGTGAAATTCGTATGCAGTCTTGTGATAGTCAATGCCCATAGATGCAAAGTCCATGAACTTAGGGTATTGCAACTCTGGTAAACCTATTAAGCCAGGTGCTTTTAGTAGTGTGCTGTAAAGACGGTCTGTATGGTTAGATCTTATTACCGATGCTTTTTTGCTGTACTCGGTAAGATCCCAAAGAATGTCTTGACAAGCTGCACGATCTTCGTTAAGAGTCTGACTGTAAGCCAAAGGTGTGCCATCGGCCCACTTGCTAATTGTTTGAAAGTCGATCTCATCGCCAACACATAGAACCTCGTCAAACTTCTCACGTCTTGCCAATTTAATGACATTCTTGACTGCCTGCTCATGATGGTATGGAATCTGTAAATCGGATATTACTAGCCAACGCTTAATCTTCATCCTCTTCTGTAGGATCAATACTAGGTATGATGCCGCCATCACCAACTACCCAGTTAGGCATGGTTGCCCGATCTGACACAAAGTACAAAGCACAGCTGTCATTAAAGCCAGCCTTCTTTGCAGCCTTAAAGATCTCGTTCATAGCAATATAATGCTGATCTAGCTTAGATAATGGCTCTGGTGATTTACGCACTACACGCCTATTGATCTTTTTTCGCTTACGTCTTGTATCGGCCATGTGTTTATTGTCTCTTAACTATTAGAGAATACAGATCATCAACACGCTGCTCTAGTCTGTTTAGTTGATCCTTCATACTAGATCCACCATTAGGTTTTAACTCAGTTAAATAAGATTTAATAACCCATCGTAGAGCCACTAATAAACTGGTTGCTATAGCGCAAGCGCCAACGCCTAAAGCGACCCACTCGTTGGGGCTCATGCTTCATCTGCACCGATACCATAAACTGGATCTGATGCATCTAAAGCCCTAGCTGCTGGGCCTGCAAGTGCGGCCACTACTACTGATATAACTGGATCTAGTCCTAACTCATTACTGGCCAAGAATGATAACAATGATACTAATACTCCACGTGCATAGGACTTTAATACAGCCTTCTGCTTCTTGCTTATTTTCATTCGTTCTCCTCATCTGGTAGGTCGATTTCTTCAACGATATTGTTATTAGGCTTAGTTGGGTCATAGCCGCCAATGCCATAAGTAATTGATTTAGCCATTTATGCCACCCTTACATAAGTTATTGGTGCAAAAGAAGCACGGGTAACGCTGCCCGCATTAGCAAATGCTGTCGTTGCTGTATAAGTTTCCTGAAATCCTGCTAATCCGCTATTAGTGGCAGCAGTTCCTAATGCTCCACCAAATAAAGTTATATTGTTAGTGTTTGCATTTGTAATTGAATAATAGGCGTTTATGGTTGCAGCAGTAATTGAATTATTTGCAAACCAATAAACACCAGCCGCAAGTGATTGATTTATTGTTATGGAGTAACTTGTTGCATTAGCAATAGGCGCAACTGTTCCAGCGTCTAGGATTAAAGCGCCAGGCTTTCCATCTGTATTGGCAAAAATGCCTAAGCGAACAGAGGCTGTTCCTGAAAAACCTGTAAAAGTTGTGTTTATTGCAATTCTATCTAGCGTGACCGCTTTAGAAAATTGAATTGCAGTATAATAAGTTACATTTGCAGAAGCGGCAACAGTTCCTGTTGAAGCTGCGTTACCGATAGGAGTTCTATAATACGATCCTGAAATTGGGTCAAGTAAAGCGTGTTGTGAATTAGCAAAATCATAAGCAGTTTTAACTGAGTTAGGCGTTGCAGCCGTTGTAGTGCTAGTGCTCGATACTGAATCGGTTAGTTGCAATACTCCAACAGCGCCAGTGGTGCCAGTAGATACTGATAAGTTTGCAGCTGATGAAGTGCCAGCATTTGTAATCGGGGCGTTGACTGTTACAACACCTGATGAACCTTGTGCGCCAGTTGCGCCAGTTGCGCCAGTTGCGCCTGTTGCTCCAGTAGCACCATTAGTGCCGTTTGTACCATTAGTGCCGTTTGTACCATTAGTGCCTGCAGGTCCTTGCGTGCCTACTTCTGACACAGTAACTGTGTTATTAACAGGCGTAACTGTTACAGAATTGACTACCTCAGTAACTATTAAGGTGTCATCACTCATCTAGTTACCTCAGCTGATACGACTGCAGAGCCTTCAATCAAGCGAGTAACAACCCCTGCCCCTGAGGTAATCTCTAAGTCATATACATAAATATCTGGAACTAAATCTCTAGACTGTGTAGCTGTAATAGTTATGTTTATCAATCCTGTAGCACCTGTAATTACAATGCCAGAAGAAGAAGTCAGAGATAGACTAGCTGTTGCTGATCCCACTGTCTTTCTTAACTGCATAGCAGCTGTATAGCCAGTAAGGTTTATCGCTGTGCCAGCACTGTCTTTATAGCTTAAAGCCAAAGTGTATGTCGCACCCTGATCTATTAGTATGTTATATGTACTAGCCAATTTTTCCTCCTAGTAATGGTATATCAAACGGTTTACTATCCTTATCGCCTAACTTTGTAAAGCTGATATGTATGTGCTTTGTGTGCTTGTTAAATCCTCTGTACTTGCGCCACTTGTAATTAAGTATCTTGCTAGCGATCATGCCATTATGTATTACGTAAGATATGCGCTTATCGGTCTTTGCACACTTTCTGATCTGGTCAGCCAGATATACTGAGATCCCTTCGGATGAATCCAAGCGAGAATCAACATCAATGGCTCGTACACACCCAGTTGCATCTGGATTATGATCCGATTTTGTGGCGGAATGACGAGCATCACCCACCCACCCATCACTGGTAGAGCGACGATCTGGGTACCAGGTATCAATCTGATCTCTTAACTGTGTACCTGCAACGCATAGCCAAGGCTTCATTATGAAAGAAGTAAAGCGGCTTCCTCAGCTGTGATGCCAAGTCTGTCTAACAGTGCAGCCTTTTCTTTTTCTTTTAGTTTGGCTTCGGCTTTTTCTGCTAATGCTTTAGCGGCATTTTGTTCAATCTGTGCTATCTCAGCATCGTTTGCATCTCGAACAATTTCCTCACCAGTAGTGCAATCAACTATCTTTATTTGTGGTTTCATTATTTAACTCCGTAAAGTAGGACTGAACCGCCACCTAGATTACCTGAGTTTACATTTATTGTAATTGAGGTAATTGCAGCAGATGTTGAAGGAAAGTAAGTTAAGCCAAAAGTTGTAACAGGAGTGTTGCCAGCATTATCAAGATAAACAAATATGCCATCTGAAACCTGATCCAAGGCTTGTGTGTAATCGTATATGTTTACAATTCCATGTGCATTTGAATCAGTGCCATCTTGTTGTGTAATTCTGTCGTTAAAGGGGAAATTGCTTGCTGCAACATTTTCGCTTACTGCTGTTGATGTGCTTCTAGTTCTAACAAATGTGTAGTTAGCACCAGTATCGCCATTAAACGTCATTTGTAATGTTTGATTATCTGTTGCAGGGTAGAAATCTCTTATGACTAATCTCAAATCATTGTAAGTCTGTGGAATAGAAGATAATGTAACGCTTGCACCTGTTAAGGTTGTCGTGCTAATTAAAGTCTGTCCGCCGCTTGTAGCAGCAGCCCCTGCACCTTTGATAAAGATAGCTGCAGAAGTACTAGTAAAATCTAATGTGCCGCTTTCATATTGTGCTAATGCTAAAGATGATGCAGTATTGACCGTAGCCGTACCTGCTGTAATTGTGCAAACACCTGCACCTAGATTTGTAATTTGTACTGTATCCCCTGCTGCAAACAAAGCAGTGTTAACTGTAATAGTAGTTGCACTTGCGTTAGACATAGTAATGGCTGTACCAGCATCGGCAGCTACTAATGTATAGCTTGCAACCTTAGCGGAAGCAGCACCGCCAAGCATGGCAGTCTGTTGCAGTGAAGTCATCTGTGCAGCTGTTAATACCTGCCCAGTTGTGAACGTTTGTTTTGCCATGATACCCCTTAGTAACTTAGGACATTATAGTCTAAAGTGCCATAAATCGTATCATTTAGGATAAATGCGTCTATGACTGGCTCTAATGTCGTGAACGTGGTGCGCCAACTATTCGGTGATATATTCATGCGTACACCGAAAATCTGTAATGTTTTCTCTAAGGTAGATCCGCCTGGCTGTGTAGTAATTACCTTTATCGGATCAAAGAAGTCTAGGTCTAGGGCTGCAATAATGCCGCTGTTGTAATTGTCTGTGTATAGGTCAAGCACTATAGAATCTACTCGGATGCTTGTCTCAGCTCTACTAGCCACATAAGCCTGTGCGTAATCTAGTGCTACTGCATCGGTCTGCATAAGTAGGTTATCTAAAAAGTAGCTGTGTAAGAAATACTTATCTATGCTGTCTTGGTTTAGTGCTACCTGTGCTGTGCCGCCTGTCCTAGTGATTGTGGCTTTGTTAAATATCAGCACATCGTTGAGAATCCAACTAGCATCAAAGTAATCTATACCTGTGCCGTTATCTGCAAAGATTGTAGGTGTGCCGCCAATAGATCCTGCTGTAACAGATCGATCTTGGAAAACAAAACTGCCAGATTGGTTTACGTACAAAGCACCATACTCTGACGTTGCTACAGTAGTTAGTGCAGCTAAAGCTGTGCGGTTAGTGCCAGGATCCGCCTGCATAGTAGTAAGCCCTGCATCTACATCACGCATAGTCGCAGGCCAATCAATTTCATCTAGTATCTTGTTAATACGTGTGCCTGCTAAGTCGCCTGCAGTCGCACCTGTAACTGTACTTATCTGTGCTACCTGCGCTAATCTAAATGCATCTACAGCTTGTATAGTTGTAATGGCTACATCTTCGCCTGATTCACTTGGATATGTAGTAACGTAACTTGTAATAAAGCCCTGAAATATAGGATATGTTACTGATGAGTAGGTTGCACTAATCTGCACTTTTTTCATAGGTGTTAATAAATTGTAATACGGCCCTGTTACATTCTGTGGGTTAAAGTCGCCATTTTGATCTACTATGCGTAAAGTAAGTGCGCCTGTTTGGAATTGATCTGAAAGTGCAGTACGGCCTCGGTTAGTCTCTATGCGGTTAACCTGATTAGACACATCTACAATTACAGCTGCGCTATCGCCTAATATGTTTGTATCTAATATGCCTGTATCTAAAATCATTGTTTGAGCAAAGGCTGGACCAGTACTAAAGTTAATTAAAGCGTTTATTACAGGTAATGTCATGCTATAAATCCAGCAGGTACTGTTGAGTAACCTGACCTAGTTGCCACCTGTATGCTTTCTGCTATAGCTTGGCTTAGCCTGTCGCCGCCTGCATCTACAGTAACTTTAATATCCATAGGTGCTTGTGAAGAAGAACGCTGAGCATTATTTTGACTTAAAAATTCGCTTATGCGTGAGTTTAATTCTCTTGTAGAATCTATCGCTATCTTGTTTTCAAATGCGGCTATTTTTTCATTAGTTGCTTGGGCTGTAGATAGGGCATAAGAATAGGTAGGTGCTGCACTTGTAGATGGTGGCGTTACTCCCATACTTGCAATAAACGCATTTATTTTAGCAGTCATTGTTTTAACAGAATCTAATGCAAATGTAAAGTTTTCGGCAAACTTTTTAGCAGCATCTGCCGCTGCCAATTCAGCTAGTATCTTTTTAGACAAAGCCTCGTTATTATCTAGGATTGCTAATTGCGCTCTTAAACGTAATTTAGTTTCCTCATCTACTGCAGCATTTAATGCAGCCGTAAGTCCTATGCGCTCTACATCAAACTTGTCTCTTAATTGATCTACGGCGGTCTTAGCTTTGATTAAAGTATTTTCTTGCTTACGTAATGTAACAGCATCTTTAATTGCTTTAGTCTCGGCTTTTCTTTGGCTTGGAATTCCTGAATAACCGCCTTGATTTTGATTCATTACATCTGATCTGCGTACAAACTTGTTACCTACTTTAATGCTGGCGTTAGGGTTAAGTAAACCTATAACATCGCCAAGCGTTGCAAATGAGCTTCCTATTTTCTCGGCTGATCTAACCATTTTTGCAGTAAATGTATCTATATCTTTGCTAGCAGATAATGCTGCTAAAGCGTCTAATAAACCTTTGCCTATTGCCTCTTTAGACTTGTCTACAGCTACAGTTAATTTAGCCATGCTGCCTGCATAGCCTTCTACGGCTGCTGCGGCCTGACCTGCAAAGTTAGCGTTAAGTGTGTTCTGTAATTCTAAGAATGATGCTGACTTTAATTGTGTCTTAGTTAGTCCTACACCTAATGTGCCTAATGCTGCGTTGTCCCCTAGATAGGCTTTAGATAAACTGGTAGATACAGCTGTGAGATCTTTACCAGTACCTGCTGATACATTAAGTGCAGTCTCAAATAGACTTTGTGCTTGGGCAACATCTTTAGTTGCTATCAGTAAACGCTGAAAGCCTGGGATTAAGTTTTCATCAACTATGCCAAATTGCAGTGATAGTTTGTCTAAATATTTATCTATGCCTGGCTGCTCAAATGCTAATCCTAAGTTACTAACTGTGGTGCGTAGTTTAGCCGCTGCCTTCTCTGAATCTATAAATGCGTTAACTGCATTCTTGCCAAAGGATACTAAGGCTACTGATCCAAATACTTTAGCAAAGGTCTTGCCTAGTTTTTGTGCTGATTTATCAAACTCAGATATTTGCTTTTTGCCTTTAGTAAGTGCTTTACCGTTCCAGGTCGCTAAGGCTGAGACTACTAATGCTGGTGGTTTTGCCATTATGCAACCCTCTTTAATTGACTGTTATTAAACTTAGTGGCAACGGTTTCTATGGCTTTAACTACAGCTGCATAGACCTTGCCTTCATCTTCATTCCATGCTCTAAATATTGCTCTACCACGTTGCGGACCAGCGCCCTTTATAGAACTTAAAGTCTCGGCTGCCTGGTTAAATTGGATGCCAGCATTAGGGTTAAGTGACTCACCTTGTCTGCCTCTTTGCTTACGGCCTGCAGTTTCAAATATCGAACCTGATGCTGATCTATTAGCCACATAATTTACAAGTGAGAATCCAGCAGCATTACGTTTGCTTTGACCAGTAGAATAAACAATGCCATTACGTGCTACGTCTTGATCATAGAATGGGAATGCTCGGTACTTCTGCTCAGCTGTAACGTTTACTTTACCCCATCCAGATAACACTTCTGAATTGGCTGGCATGTATCCTCTAGCACGATCTCTAATAGGTATCATGGCATTCTTAATATTTGTTTGCATCTCTTTATTAAGATTAGGGTCTAATACTTTTAAAGCGGCCTGGAGTTCCTTAACGCCTGTTACGTTTACTGGCATTTTTGATCTCCTTTGCTCTATCTTGTA